TTAAGACTTGGAAGTAGAATTGTAGGGAAATGCCTTATGGGATCTACTTCAAACGCGTTAGACAAAGGAGGTAGTAACTTTAAAAAACTATATAATGACTCAGATGTATCAAAGCGAAATCGTAATGGACAAACAAAGTCTGGGCTTTATTCTCTCTTTATCCCTATGGAATGGAACTATGAAGGATTTATTGACGAGTACGGACTTCCAGTCTTTGATAATCCATGTGATGGAGAACGACTGGGACCAGACGGTGAACTAATAGAAGTAGGTGTTGTAGATAGCTGGGAGAATGAAGCTGAAGGATTAAAAGATGATCAAGACGCTTTAAACGAATTCTACCGCCAGTTCCCTAGAACTACGGAGCATGCTTTTAGGGATGAAAGCAAAAACAGTATCTTTAACCTAATGAAGATATACGAGCAGATAGACTACAACGAAGGAAGTAGGCACGCGGCTCATACTACTACGGGTAGCTTTAGCTGGGTTAATGGAGTTAAGGATTCAAAGGTGATATTCCACCCAGATCCAGGAGGTAGATTTAAAGTAAGCTGGGTTCCACCAGCACACTTACAGAATAAACAAATAATAAAAAATGGTATTAAATATCCTGGCAACGAACACGTGGGAGCTTTTGGCTGTGATAGCTACGACATTAGCGGTACTGTTGACGGTCGCGGTTCGAAAGGCGCTTTACACGGATTAACAAAATTCTCTATGGAAGACGCGCCCTCAAGCACGTTCTTCCTAGAATACATAGCAAGACCACAAACCGCAGAGATGTTCTTTGAGGATGTTTTAATGGCATTAGTATTTTACGGAATGCCTTTACTAGCAGAGAACAATAAACCAAGATTGCTGTACTATCTACGCCGAAGAGGCTATAGAGGATACAGTATGAACAGGCCAGATAAAACCTGGAAGAAACTATCAGTAGCCGAAAAAGAAGTGGGTGGTATACCAAACTCCAGCGAAGATATAAAACAAGCTCACGCGGCCGCAATTGAAATGTATGTACAAAATCACGTAGGACACCTTGGTGACGGCAACTATGGAACAGTGTACTTCAACGAACTGCTTAATGATTGGTCTAAGTTTAATATAAACAACAGAACAAAGCATGACGCATCTATAAGCTCTGGTCTAGCTATCATGGCTTGTAACAGGCATTTATACGCGCCTAACGCGAAAGTAGAAAGAACACCAATGAATTTGAATATAGCAAAATACGATAATAAGGGGTTTAATTCCCAGATAATAAAATAGCATGGCTGAGTCAGTATATGTAAATTTTCCTTCTCAAGCGGTTCCTGACCTAGAGAAAATGAGCCACGAGTATGGGCTTAAAGTAGCAAGGGCTATCGAGCAAGAGTGGTTCAAAGATTCTCATAGCAATAGGTATAACACTACGCAAAACAAGTTCCATCAGCTTAGGTTGTACGCACGTGGAGAGCAATCTATACAGAAGTATAAGGATGAGTTATCTATTAACGGTGATTTATCTTATCTTAATTTAGACTGGAAGCCTGTACCTATTATACCTAAGTTTGTTGATATAGTAGTCAATGGTATGTCTGAAAGAATGTTTAGTGTTAAGGCTTACTCGCAAGACCAATATGGCGTAAGTAAGAGAACTGAATACATGGAGTCTGTGATGCGTGACATGAAGACTAAGCAATTCAACGATCAAGCTCAGACCATGTTTAACATGGATCTTTACGAGAACAAAAAAGAAGACTTACCTGATACTCAAGAGGAACTAGATCTGCATATGCAGCTTAACTATAAGCAAGCTGTAGAAATGGCAGAAGAGCAAGCTATAAATGTATTGTTGCAAGGCTCAGACTACGATTTAACTAGACGTAGATTGATATACGATTTAACAGTACTTGGTATCGCTTGCGTTAAAACTACCTTCAACTGGAGCGATGGAGCCAAGGTAGAATATGTAGATCCAACTAACATTGTATACTCTTACACAGAGTCTCCTTATTTTGAAGATATATATTACATAGGTGAAGTTAAGACTATACCTATTAATGAGCTAGCTAGAGAGTTTGATCAGCTAACGGAGTCTGATCTAGAAGAAATACATTCTAGAGGTGGTAAACGTAACTCAGGTAGACGCGTTCAGGAAATGGACAAGAACAAGGTTCAAGTTTTGTATTTTAATTACAAAACGCATATGAACGACGTGTACAAGATTAAAGAGACCGGCACAGGTGGTATGAAGGCTATAGAAAAGCCAGATACCTTCAATCCACCTAAAGACAAAGAAGGAGGGTATTCTAGATTGCAAAGATCTGTTGAGTGTGTTTTTGAAGGCGCTATGATACTAGGTACAAACAAACTGATCAAGTGGAACAAGGCGGAGAACATGATGCGTAGTAAGAGTGATTTTAACAAGGTTAAAATGAACTACTCTTTAGTCGCGCCAAGAATGTACGAGGGTAGAATAGAATCTTTAGTTAGTAGAATTACTGGGTTTGCTGATATGATTCAGCTTACACATCTTAAGCTGCAGCAAGTGATGTCGCGCATGGTTCCTGACGGAGTATACCTTGATGCTGATGGGCTTGCTGAAATAGATTTAGGTAATGGAACTAATTACACGCCTCAAGAAGCGCTTAACATGTTCTTCCAAACTGGTAGCGTAATTGGTAGAAGTTTAACTTCAGATGGAGATCCTAATCCAGGTAAAGTTCCAATCACTCAAATATCTAACGGACAAGGAGCTGGAAACAAGCTCCAAGCATTAATAGGTAATTACAATTACTACCTACAGATGATTCGTGATGTAACCGGATTGAATGAAGCTAGAGACGCAAGCACACCAGACGCTAAGTCCCTTGTCGGTATACAAAAGCTAGCAGCAGCTAATTCTAACGTTGCCACTAGACATATACTACTAGCTAGTTCTTTCTTGACCACTGAGGTTGCAGAAGCTTTATCGCTAAGAATATCCGATATATTGGAGTACTCGCCTACGGCAGATGCGTTCGTTCAATCTATAGGCGCTCACAACGTAGCGACATTAAAGGAGATGTCTGAGTTACATTTATACGACTTTGGTATATTCCTAGAGTTAGAGCCAGATGAGGAGGAAAAGCAAATGCTTGAGAACAATATACAAACTGCTTTGGCTCAGCAGCTCATTGATCTTGATGACGCTATAGATATTAGGGAGATAAGGAATTTAAAATTAGCTAATCAACTACTAAAAATAAAACGCAAGAAGAAGCAAGAGCGTGATCAAAAAATCCAACAAGAAAACGCGAAAGCCCAGGCAGACGCGAATGCACAGGCTCAACAAGCCATTGCTCAAGCTGAGATGCAAAAAAATCAGGCAAAAGCTCAAGCGGACATCCAATTAGAGTCCGTTAGAAGCGAAGGCAGAACAAAACACTTGCAGGAAGAAGTTAGATTAAAGAAAGAGTTAATGCAATTTGAGTTTGATTTAAATCAACAACTCAGAGATCAAGAGCAATCTAATATCAAAGATGATCGTATGGAAAAACGAGGGTTAGAGGTGATGAAAGAGCAAGGTAAAGATAAACGAGAAAGCGCTAAACAAGGAGTTAAAAAGTTTGAGTCTTCAGGTAATGATATACTAGGAGGCGGAATGGGTTTAGATAAGTTCACCCCACAAATTGGTAATTAATTATATAATATATTATGGAAGAAGTAAAAAATGAAGAAGTAACCGAAGAGGTTACTCAAGAAGAGCCTCAAGTAGAGGCTGTAGAAGAGCAAGCCCCAGAGCTTGATTTAGAAAAGTTTGAAAGTAAAGATAACCCAGAAATACTTAAGGTGGATCTAAGTAAGCCACCGGTAGCAAGTGAAAACCAAACTGACCTCGAAGAGTCTATCGCAGAAGTTACACAAGAAGAAGTCGCTGATGTGGAAGCACCCACTCTTGAAGAAGTAACAAACGAAGAAACTGTTACTGAGGAAGAGGTTATAGAAGCTCTTGAGGAAAACGAGGAGTTGGGAAAAGCTATACCAGAGAACGTTCAGAAGCTATTAAACTTTATGGATGAGACTGGCGGAGATCTAAATGACTATGTAAACCTTAACCGTAATGTTGAGGATTTAGATAGTCAGGATGCTTTGCGAGAATACTATAAAGAAACTAAACCTCATCTCAATTCAGAAGAAATAAATTTTCTCTTAGAAGATAAGTTTTCTTTCAACGAAGACGAAGATAGTGAAAAAGAAATTAAACGTAAAAAATTGGCCCTCAAAGAGCAAGTTGCCGAGGCCAAGACCTACTTAGACGGGCAAAAGTCTAAATACTATGAAGAGATTAAAGCCGGAAGCAAGCTCACGCAAGAGCAGCAGAAAGCAATAGATTTCTTCAACCGATACAATAAAGAGTCAGAGCAGACGCAAAAAGTAGCTCAACAACAGAAGTCTAGATTTAACAAGAAGACCGAGCAGGTTTTCAATAACGAGTTCAAAGGTTTTGAATATAACGTTGGAGATAAAAAATATAGATACAATGTTAAGGATGCAGGCCAAGTAAAGGAAACACAAAGCGACATAAACAACTTTGTCAAAAAGTTTTTGGACGAAGACAACACTATGTCAGATGCTAAAGGTTACCATAAGAGCTTGTACACGGCTATGAATGCAGACGCAGTTGCTCAACACTTCTATGAACAAGGCAAGGCTGACGCCCTAAAAAATAGCGTCGCTAAAGCTAAGAACATTAATACGTCGGCTAGGTCTTCTCACGGAGAACCTCAAGAAGGTGGTATTAAAATGAGAGTGTTAGGTGATGATTCTGCTTCTTTTAAGTTCAAAATTAAAAATAAAAAGTAAATTTAAAAATTAAGAAAAAATGGCAATTACTGCAAGAACGTCGTTTCAAGCTGCACCAGTGCAACAGGTTACGTCGGACAATTATTTAGACATCCAAACTAATGGATGGGCACAGCAATACCTTCCAGATCTAATGGAGAAGGAGGCTGAAGTATACGGAAAGCGTACTATCGCTGGTTTCCTAGGACAAGTTGGAGCTGAAGAGGCTATGTCAGCTGATCAAGTTATTTGGTCAGAGCAAGGTCGTTTACACCTTTCATACAGAGCTGCAATTAATGACGCGTCAGCTAGTACTGTTGATATTACTCACGACATCGATGGAGTGGCTTTAACCACTACTCACGGTATCCGTGTTGGTGATCAGGTTCTGATTGCTGGTGGAGGTCAAACTGTTACTGCTTTAGTAACTGTAGCTGCGGCTGCTAGTGCTACGTTTACTGCTTTACCTTACGGTGCGGCTCACTTAAGCGATATGAACTTCGCAGATGGCGACGATGATGTTAGAGTATTAGTATTTGGTTCTGAGAACGCAAAGGGAGATGTGTATAATGGAGCTAGATCTGTTAAGCCTTCTTTCACTACTTTTACTAACAAGCCAATTATCCTTAAGGATCAATACGAAGTGTCAGGTTCTGATGCTGCGCAAGTTGGTTGGGTTGAAGTTTCAGGTGAAGATGGACAGAACGGTTACATGTGGTACCTAAAAGCTGAAGGTGAGACACGTTCTCGATTCACTGATTACTTAGAGATGAGTATGATTGAGTCTGAGAAAGCTGCTGATGCTTCTACTATCTTAGGTGGTGCTAACGGGCTAGTTGGTACTCAAGGTTTATTCGCTGCTATTAAAGACCGTGGTCACCAGTCTTCTGGTGTTACTGGTGTTAACGCTGCTACTGACCTAGCTGAGTTTGACGCTATCCTAGCTGAGTTCGATAAGAACGGTGCTATCGAGGAGAACATGATGTTTGTAAATCGCGCAACAGCTTTAGCTCTTGACGATATGCTAGCTTCTATGAATTCTTACGGTGCTGGAGGTACTTCTTACGGAGTATTCGAGAACGACGAGGATATGGCTTTAAACCTAGGATTCTCTGGATTCCGTCGTGGATCTTACGATTTCTACAAGTCAGACTGGAAGTACTTAAACGATCTAGCTACACGTGGAGGCATCAATGCTAACGCTACTGCTGGCGAGGACATCAGAGGTGTAATCATCCCTGCTGGTACTTCTTCTGTATATGACGAGCAAATGGGTAAGAACCTTAAGCGTCCTTTCCTACACGTTCGTTACAGAGCATCTAACACTGAGTCTCGTAAATTAAAGACTTGGATCACTGGTTCAGTTGGAGCTGTTACGTCTACTCTAGACGCAATGACTGTAAACTTCTTATCAGAAAGATGTTTAGTAACTCAAGGTGCTAACAACTTCATGTTGTTAAACTAAGATAAGTATATTTGGTGAAACTACCTCTCCTTCGGGAGGGGTAGTTTTATATTAATTTTTTATTATATTATATTATGGCTAAAAAGCAAACAAAAAAAGTAGAGGTCGAAG